GCCGTTCTGATAGGCTTTGATCAGGCTGAAGGTACCGGTAACTGGCTTGCTGTGATACTCACCGCGGGCAATGCGAACTTGACTCATTTGTTTTCCTTTATCAACTGAAAGATATATTATAACAGGGTTTTGATTTATTGTCAACTTTGGTGGCATATCGCTTGCCATCGCTGTCTCAACTAATCATTCAATACAAGTATTGTAGCAGGAGTGCCATTTATTGTCAAATTTTGACGTAGTTCAGCTGGGTCTGGCCGTTTGGCTTATGGCTCTTGACCTTACCCTGAATTGAATACTTTTGGTTTAGTTCCAGTGGAGTCTTGAAACTAAAGAATACAGCCTGATTCTCGTCGGTAATAGCAGTAATAAAGTTACAACCATATTGCTGGCTGTAGTTACTTCGTATTACTTCTATGTTTAGTTTGACCTTGGTGCCAGGGGAGGCGATGTGAGTACTCACTGCCTGGTGGAGGCGGTCATTGATCAACTCTTGCTTGACTGACTGTTGATACATTATTGGTGCGTAGGCGATGACACCAGCGTTGGCCACAAGTGTTTCATCTTCGTTCGAGCAATCCATCATCTTTTGATGAAATTCGCTTAGGCGGCCATGGGCCAGCTGGCGCAGAATCAATCCCTGACAGAATTGGCGGGCAAGACGACCTGCCTCACGGTCCTCGTCAGTGAGTACTCGCTCATGTTCAAGTGCCTCAAGTAGTACTAATTTATTAGTTTGTCTGGTGATTTCTCGACCTTCGCCCGTCACTGGATCGAATTTTCCGAATTCAGCCACCTTACAGTAGCCGCCGTTGATTCTGGCGGCGTATGCGGCGCAGGCAAAGAGGAGGTCGGTGGGGTGTTTGATTTGTGATTTCATGGGAGTAGTATATCACGGTTCCCATTTATTGTCAAATTTTAGACCAGCTTTTCCCAGGCCATGTGTTCCGGGTTTCTGAGACTCTGTACACGAACCGTGGGATTTGTCTCGAACATGCCGTTTGCGTATCTGATATACACATCGAGTTCTGCTACTGCTTCATCTAGGGCATCTTTACGACCGATCAGCACTTTGAACAGTTGACTCGTGCCGTTGGGATTAGCATAACTAACGCCCTTGACTTCTAAGTCTTCTACTTCATCGTAGCTCGGTACATAGTACAGTGACTTCGGCGTAGCATAGAAGTAGGGTTGCTTTGAGAATTGTAGCATCTTGCGTAGCTTTGCGCTGTCAGTAAGTGCTTCTTCAATGATGCCGACAAACTTATCGGCGACCTTTTGAAAGAGTGGGTCAGAGAAACTGCGATACTCGTTGAAATTGACGACGAACCAGTCACCGAATACTCGCTGCCAGCCTTCGTTCTTGCGCAAGTTCTGTAGAATTTTGTCTGCTGGCCAATCTACTGTTTTCTTGCCGACACACTTGAATGTATTAGTCTTGCTGTTGAATGTGATATTGTAGGAAGGTTCACGAGGAGCTAGCGGTTGGTCAGGTTGCTCCATTGCCTTGTTCATTACCTCAGTGAAAATCTTACGCTTCATTTCAACAAAGTCGTCAAGAGTGTACATAGCGAATACATCTTCACCTGCTTCTGGCTTTAGATTGAGCGCGGCTGGTGTTAGGTTGGCCAGTGTGATACCGCCTTCTTCTTTGACGCTGACTCCGGTTACATCACTGCCGACGAATCCAACATCACTAGGACCGCTTGCGCTTTGATTAGTTCCGCCGGCCCACTCAAATGCTGTTACTCTGCGACTGCCTTTGACTAGCTTGTCATGCATTGCGTAGCCGTACTTTTGACCGAGTTCGTACCATTTAGAGAACAGTTTCCCATCGTAAACGGGCGCTAAGAACTTTTTGATTTCCTTGTATACGCGGTCAGGATCATCAAGTAAATTTGGGGCCATTGTTTTCTCTGGCTGGGCTGGATTGAATTTATCCAGGTCGATCCGCATGAATCCGGCCATCAGTCCAACTTCGCTGTTGTATCTGACGCCGCCACTGGCCTTGCGGCCGCCTTCATTTTCTTCTGTTACTAAATCAGTTATCTTCATAATAAGGTATTTATCTTGATCCTAGCATTTCCATACATAGATTTTATCTTGTTTTTTCTTACCTGTCTTTAGATTTTCTGTCTTTTGACCCATTTGTTGTTTTAAATCTTCTTCGAGGTGACATGGCGTAAGTCCGTATTTTAGGGCATCCTCGTACATCTTTGGCGATATGTTGAATGCCACATGACCGCCTGGCTTGATGTTATCGACACATTTTTGCCAGACCGGTATAAAGAAACTCTTGTAGAAGTGTTCATTAGATTCCCACGGAGTCATGTGTTCATAAATCTCTAGATTGACATAGGGCGGACTAGTCAGCACAAAGTCATATTCTAGTGTGCCGAAGTCAACATCTAAGCAACTGTTCCATATCATCTGCTGAGTTGATGAGTTGAAGTCAAATAATCCGCCGTCGTGCTCCTTGAGCTTTGCTAGCATAGCATCATACGCTGGTCGCATCTCAGTATTTGTATCGATGCCCGTGTAATTGATGCCTAGTGCCCAGGCGCCTAATAATCTGCCACCCCAGCCAGCAGTTGGATCTAGTACGCTAGTGGCCTTGTATTTTTGATACAGGTATTTGGCAGTGGTTGCCTTGAACATAACAACACTACCCCGGTTGATACGATAGCACTCAAACACATTGCCCGCGGCTGTTCGGCCGCCTCTGTTGCGTTTCCGGGTGTCCTCGAATAGTTTCTCTCGTTGTGCTGGATCAGACCATGTGTCGTAGATATTCTTACCGTCCTCTCGCTTACAGCGCAACAAGTTCTTGAATTGATAGTGATACAGGAAAGGGTTGCCGGCAAATGAGTTCCGATTAGTGTCCGCCGGGAAGCGCTTTAGGTTGTCTAAGTCTCTGTTGAGTTCACGGTCACCGATGAGTTTATGTTGCTCGATATCTTCAATCGTGACCGAACCCACGTTGAGATTCACTGGCTTGAGAGGTTTCATTTAGATAGTTGCGTCTTCCATACCAGCAGTGCGTAGTCTCACAATGTGTCCTAGTTGCCACTGCTTTGCTTCTAAGCCTTTTAGTATGCCCAGATAGCGATTACGCAGTAGTGCTACTTCATTGACTAGTGTTTCCATGTCGATGATGTCTTGTTCGCCGTCAACATACTTTTCAGCGTCACGTGATGTTAGGGCACGATTGTAGCCCTCTAAGTATTTCTTGAATGTTTGACTACGCAGTTGTCGTAGTTTCATATTGAGATGACCTAGGATCGCTTCAATCTCTTGTAGTTGATTGAATCTGTACTCTGTGATACCAGGAAGACCTGCCAGATGTTTTTGTACACTGCCTTTGATATGAATTTCAAGTTTTGCTTCTTGAAGTTCAGTGTTGTAGTGTTCAATAAAATCTGGCAGATTAGCTAGGTTCTGAGTAACTAGTGTGTACCAGTTAGCCATTTATTACCAATCGTCGTTGTAGTTGTCGTCTTCTTCTTCGTATTCTTCGTACTCAGATTCTTCTTCCTCGAACTCAACCGCATCTTCTACATATTCTTTGAGTGCTGTTGAAATATCATAGTCGCCTCTGAAGGCAGATTTGATATCGGTCGGTGAAAAATCATTGTCGATTAGAATACCCACTAAATTATCGGCAATAGTATCACGATCGGTAGATAGGATACTGTCTTTAGCCATGTTCCAGATTTCAGCAATAACGTCAAGTTTCATAAAATAAATTTCTCCTCGAGCCTATTTATTCTTCTGTGTTATCTTCTGCTTCTGATGCTGCCGTTTGAGCAAGAGTAGCAATCTTTTCTTTATCAGTGAATTCTGCCATAACAAGATCCATGACTCCGTTTTCGTTTCTGTTCCACTCTTTACGGAAGTACTTGTGAATCTCGCCGTTTAGATCAGTGTACGCATAACGATTGCCTTCTTTCTTGATTAGCTCACGCTTTTCAATCAAGTCGAAGAAACCACTGTACGGATTCATACCGCTTTCGTAAGGGATTTGAATTTGAATATCTTCGAACGGCTTAGCGTAACGAGTCTTCATAATTTTACAACCAGCACGAATGCCTAGCACTTCTGTTACTTTGTTGCCTTCTTCGTCTTCCTTCAACTTCATTTTCTTCATAGCAACAAGAATCGATGATGCGTATACGAAGCCGGCGCCGCCACTTACGATTGGATCTGGTGAGTACGGGTCTTGTGAAGCGTAGGTATGATTCGTGGCCACTAAGCCGACATTACAGCTACCGAACATATTCACACAGTTAGTCACTAGTGCTTTGAGTGCTTTAGGCTTACGACCCATATCACCCTTCATTTCACCAGCGTCAAACTGATTTACTTCTGTTGGCGTCATCAACATACCTAGTGAGTCGATAACGAATAAGACTTTAGGACGTTCGCCTTCGGGCATTGCTTTGTAGTCTTTCATAAACGTTGAGATTGTTTTCGCAACGTCATCAATCATGGCCATGTTTAGCTTGAGCAGTTTGTCTTCACTAGTATCTACGCCCAGTGCGTGTAGCCAGGATTCGTCAAGTGCGTTCTCAGTATCAACTAGGACAACATAGATGCCCTGCTGTTGAGCATTACGAACTAAGTTGCCGCTACAGATGAATGATTTTCCACTGCCACTTTCGCCAGCGAATACTGTTACCTTACCTAGTGGTACACCTTTTTTGAAGTCACCTGAGATTAGATAGTTGAGGGCGTAGTTGCCGGTTGAGATCCAGTCTGTAGGATCGTGGAAGCCGATTGATAAGCCGTCGATTGATTTCGTAATATCTTTACGAAACTTTGATAAGTCAAATGGGCGAGTAGCCATGTTTTATTTTCCTATTGTGTTCTTTGTATGATACGTACTAAAGGGTTCTGTGTCAAGTAGTTCTGGACAGTTATTTGCCAAAACTTCAAATTCGTAGTCACTAGGAAAGTGACGGAGAACTCCACGAGCACGTTCACGGATAATCGATGGCACACGCGGGGTCTTGCCTGGATCCACCAATTCTTCGATTAGTTTTTTTGCTTGTTTTAGAGAACGATATCTCTCGTCTGGTAGAGTCATTTATTGCTCCTTAATGAATATCCAAGACGCTGTTCAACCAGTTCGACTTTAGAAGGATCTAATTTCCATCCAGTTAAATCAATGTCGTGTGTTTGAGCAATCGAGTGAATATCGGCGATATCTTGAAAGTCGTGTCTACATACTTTTAACGCAACTAATCCAGATGGACTAGGGATTTTGATTCCATCTACAATATCGGAATCAGAAAATACTTGATCGACTAATTCTTGAGATATATTAATGAAGGTTGAATCCAAAGTTTCTACTTCTACGCCAGTTTGTAGGTGTTCAAAAGCGTGTGCCCGATGGTGTTTAAAACCATTGACTTGCTGTGGGATTACATCAACTGAGTGATATAATATATCCACATCCTGTGTCATTCTTGGTTTCGTATAATACCCAACGACTGCGCCACCGATTAACAAATAGTCATTGGTGTTTGTATTTTTTATCCAATCTGATAGCGCTGTTTCTACCTCATTCGACAGGAGGCTTTCCATCAGCGTACAGTTGAATGGCATACGCCACTTAACAACGACATCTTTGATTTTCACAGATTGCTCCTTATAAAGTAGATAACGCCCGAAGGCGTTATCTTCGTTACTGTCTATTAGACAGTCTTTTGACGATTACGAATCATCGCTAGGATGTCGTTTGCTTTGTCGCTGGTGGCAGGAGCTGGGATTTTGATTGAATCGGCTGCGGCACGGGCATCTTCTTCCCATGGTGCGGCGTCTTCTTGTACCTTTGCTACTGGCGCAGGAGCTGGTGTTGGCGCAGGAGCTGGTGCTGCCTGGCGAGGTGCTGGCGCAGGTGCGCTCTCATCATCGCTACGAGTAGAAGTGCCAGTGTCTAAGCCCCAAGGCTTGTAGTAGGCGCCCCACTTTTCAGCATCGTATGGACGACCGTCAACTGACGCTTCGAACATTTCTTTGATGATTTTGAGTTCGCTTTCCGATGGCTTCTTAGGTAGAAACTCTTTCAAGTCAAACAAACCATACTGATCAATAGCAGCTTGTTCTGCTTCAGATAGCGAAGATTCTTTACGAGCCCAGCCTGAAGTTGAATAGTCAGCCCAACCACCTTTTTGACTTTTTACAATCTTAAAGTCAAGACCGCGAAGGGTGTCGGTTGGCATTTCTTCAATCTCAGGGTCCATCAATGAGGACTTGATGACTGCGAAGATTTGTGGAGAGATAATGAAACGACGGATAGGATTCTCAGGAGTCTTTTCTTCGTTCATTGGAGACTGACGAACAAAGCCTTGGAACAAGTATGTGCGCTTCTTCCAGTATTTGTTAGCCATCTCTTTGAGAGATTCGTCTTTGTACCAAGTGCGAACTTCTGCGAGAACAGGGCAGTTGTCGCCATACATTTCTACGCATGGGACTTGTACAACGTATTCTTTGGAATCGTTTTGACCTTTTACGCCAGTGAATGGCAATTTGATCATGTTACGCTCAACCCAGAAGAATGAGTTTGAGGTATCACCATCTGGTAGAAATCTGACAAGTGCGTTAGCATTGTCGTCCATGTTCCAGTGTGGGTAAATGGTGTTGTCACCACCAGATTGAGATTGTGTGGATTGACCACGATTTTCTTGTGCGGCCAGTTTGGCGCGGATTGCAGCTAAAGACATTTTGTTTTCCTTTCGAGTTAAAGTGTCTGATAAACTAAGTTTAAGTGTATTAGTCAGAGGAAACCTTCTGACAGCGACTTGTAGATAGTATACGAGATAGCAATCTACTTGTCAATCGCTGATTCATCCAATTGCTGTTTGAGTCAGTGATTACCGATGAAGTTCATTCATCGATACATTACTTAGTATAGCAGGTTTCGTAAAGAATGCTACTATTTTGGATGTATTTGTTTGAGTTCGTTGACCGAATCAATGACTAACTGTCGCTCTGCCCATCGCATAAAATGGTCAGTTGAGATGTGCTTGATGGTCATACCAAGAATTGTGCGTGTTACTTGAGAGTGTCTGCCGTCTACATTGTGTGGTGATCCACTATTGAACAGGCATGGTCCATCCAAGAGTAGACTCTCAACACAATGCTCGTTCACTAAGAGGTCTGGATTTGCCAGGAACCAAAGATCGGCTTCGCTCAGGTTTGCTCTATCAAAATTCCAATCTATCTTGTCATAGGGCAAGCCTCGCAAATCGTACCATCTGGTCGTCATTTTATCGCCGTTTAGTATTGGAATGTTGAATTTGAAATCGTATACTTCCTCTGGCAACAAACCATCCACGTGTAGTGTACCGTAAGTGCCTGGCTGTATAGACATCACTGATGGATAACTAATGATTAGGTCTCGTGTGGCAAGTATGCTGTTGAGTTCGCCAAGTACTGGAACTATTTCGAACAATTCACTGCGAGTTATTGGATTACTTTTCGGTCCCCACTCACTTGGGCGATTGATGAGCGCATCTGCGTGTGGAGCTAGGTCTATGTTCCAATCAAGTTTGATATAGTGTTCCATAGTCACTCAATTGGATTTCCCATTCGCTCGGCTGCGAGTTTCATGAAGTGTGCGACTTCCTCATCGCTTAGGGCCCGAGGCATGTCTCTGCGCCACATTTCAAATTTTTGTTCGGTTGTAGCATTGGGATTGGATAGGATTTCACGCATGGGTGTAGCACGTGGTCCTTCTTCGTTGGCATACTCATCGTTAGTCTCTTGACGACTGATGACTTTTACATTATCAAATGGAACAGGCAGTGGTCCGCTAGCGGTTGGTCTTGCTAAGAATTGAAACGAATTCTTCTGATCGGCGCCAACAACGAAAATTAAGTTTTTGTAGCCGGCATCGTGTAGAGTTTGTAGTGGCTCGATGATTGTTCGTGCTGTTTGAAACATATCAGCGTGTTCAGGGAATACCTTTTTGTAGATTGACAGTTTCTCTTTGGGCATTAGAGGATCATCT